GTGCCGACAGCGCGGCGAGAATGTCTGCGTGCTTGCTCATCGTGAGCCCTCCTTCTTCTTGCGCGCCACCTTGGCGGGCTGCTTCGTCGCTGCATCCTCTCGGGCCACCTTGCGCAGTAGCGCATCCTTCAGCCCCGGGATCTCCTTGCCGTTGAGTCCAGTGATCACCAGCCAGTCGTTGGCGTCTGCCTTTTTCATGCTGCCTCCTTGGGGAAGAGTCCCCAGTCGTTTAGTTCCTCAGTCGGCTTCAGCCACGCTGGAGCTCGACCGTTGCCGAAGTCAGTCTTCGGACTTGCCTTCAGGGCTCGCAGCCCCTCCACGTCCAGCCAGCCCACGATGCGCTTGATAGGGCCTGCGCCCGTCACCAGCACGTGGATCTGCTCACGCTGTTCGTTCTCTCGGACGATGAGCCCAGTGCCCGACGTCCACTTCACCTCTACCCCTCCGAGTCCCGGAACCTCCACGTCGGGCTCGCTCAGGTAGGTGTCGACATGTGCTGCCCATGGCAGCCCTAGGGCGATGCATACTGCCAGTTCAGCAGCTGCGCCGTCAATGTGGTTCTGGAGGCTGCGATCAGCCGACTGACCTGCACGCCCCTGCTGCCCCTTCGACTTGCTGGACGCGTCTCGGGCTTTGCCGATCTGCGACGCGTGCGCCCACTCGTAGGGGTCAAGGATGATCGTCTGCTCAATCATGGAGCCCTCCATCGTTGATGATGAAGCGGCGGCTCCCGGGTTTCGTATCCGTGTACGTAGTGATCACCGAAGGCAGAGCGCCAGCCGCCTGCGCCACCATCTTCCAGTCAGTGACCTGCGACGGGCGTGCCTGCTTCCAGTACACCGTCCAGCCGTTCCCAGCCAGCCCCGCCTTCTCGCCGATCGCCTCCTTGAGGATGATCTCCAGCGCGCCCTTCTTCTCCTCTACGAAGTGGAGTTCCGTGTTGACCTCTCGCAGCTGGGCGTAGACGCGCTCTAGGTCAGACGTCGCCTGCGCGAAGTCATCAGACGCCTGAGGCGTGGCGAGTGCGTATGCCTGAGCGTCCAGCGCCTCCAGTTTTGGCGGGGTATTCGTATCCACCGCCTCTAGGAACGCCATCGCGCTGCGCTGGATCTCAGCCCAGAGTGCAGGATCAAACTGCACGCGCTCGATCTTGAAGACGAGCCCGCCCAGTAGGGCGACCACGTCGCACCAGTCCACCCCGAGAATCCCCATCTGAACGTGAGTCTGGATGACTACCTCCGGGGGGACGGGCCACATGCTCCAGCGCGGGCTGGCGGAGGTTTTAATCTCCACGATGCCCTTGGGCTCGCCGACGATCGTGCGATCCAGCGACGCCATGATGCGCGGGTGCTGCTTGAGTCGGATGATCCCGTTCGACTTGCGCAGCTTCACGCCGCGCTCCTCTTCGTAGTAGCGCCCGACGGCATCCTCTAGGATCACGCCGCGCTGGGCAGCCGCGCCGACCTTCTGAGGCGGCGTCGCTCCCGTCTTCTCAGCCCAGAGTTGGTACGGCGTCTTATACGGGCTCACGCCCATCACCGCCGCCATGTCGGAGGCTCCCAGCCCCTGACGTCGCAGCTCCAGCCACTCAGGGCTGCGCTGCGGTGCCTTCACGAACTCGTACTGCTTGCTCACTTGATCCCCTCCCGTGTCTTCTCTAGGGCCTTCTGCGCGGCGCGCAGTTTGACCTTCGCCTCTGCTAGGCGCTCCACGTCGCCCGTGGTGTAAATGTCGACCACCTTCATCCAGTGGCTCACCTTGCAGTCAGCGCAGAGCCGCTCGATCAGCCCCGGCTTGACGTCTGTCTGCATCTTCCGAGCGCAGATGACGCACTTCCACGTGGTCACTTTTTCCCCTCCTTTTTTCTATCCGACTTGGCCCAGCCCTCACCCTTGTACTGGATGCTGCTGGCGTTGATCTCGAGCTGCATCCATGCGCCGCATCCATCGCAGCGTGGCACTACGGGCTGGAAGCCCGTCTGCAGTCGCTCCTCAGTGATGCAGCACGTCATGCAGAAGAAGACGTAGAGCGGCATCAGCGCCTCCCCGTCGGCGTCTTGCGCGGCTTGCGCTGACGTCGCTCTTCTAGTCGCATGCAGTAGCTGCACTCTCCACATACGGGAGCGTTAGCCACCAGCGGGCGGTCACATTTGCCGCACATGAGTACGCGCACGCAGGGGCGATGTTTCCCGATGCCGCTGATCTCCCCCGGATTGCACAGGTCAGCGATCATCACAGCCCCCTCACCAGCGCCACCACGATGATCGCGATGATGCAGACGATGATCGTGACGTCGCTACGCTTGCGCGCTTCGATGCGCTCCTTCGGCTTGTAGAAGCTGGTGATCGTCTTCGGATCACTGGCGCGGTTGATTCTCACGATGCACCTCCCACGATGAGCACGATGATGATGCACGCCACGAACGTGACGTAGGCGAGAAACTCCTGCACTGCTCGCATCACTTGACCTCCAGTAGGTTCCTGCGCCCCTTGGTAGGGACGTAGCACTTGGGGCAGATCGCGATGAGGCCCCCCTGCTCATTTTTCACCACGAGCAGATACCCGTGGCGCGCTGATACGGGGCAGAGATTCCAGAAGGCGGCGCTCATACTCGCACCACCAGCGCCAGACGCTTGCCTTCAGCAGCTGGTACACAGTCGCATGCATCGCAGCACTCAGCGTCGAAGTCGCTGACGTCTGCAGCGATCCAGTCTGCGGTTGTCATCCCCGGATTTGTCTCGATGTAGCCGCTGATGCAGTCCACGCAGACGCGATCCGCTGGCTTCGCTCTGAACTGGAAGAGTCCAGTGCTGCTCAGTAGTGCGATCCTCTTCTGTGCCATCTTTTTACCTCCTGCCAGTCGCCCCGCATGGGGCTGTTTTTCCCTGACCTGCCAATCCTAGGGTTGACGGCTCCAGCCCGTCAAGCCCCCTCTTCTAGGGCTGGGAGGCTGCCCTCCCGAGCAGCCTCCACCACCACCGTGAGGCACTCCCGACATACCCCCTGCGAGAGCACCCAGCCCACCCCGTGCTCACCCGTGCTCACCACCTGCTCCCCGTAGGCGTAGACGCGCCCCAGCTCGCCACAGACGGGGCATAGGCTGGGGAGCGCCTCAGGCTTTCGCGGCATCCAGTCTCACCAGATACTCCGCCGTCGGGCCCTCTTTGCCGAAAAACAGCGCCCACTGTGCTGGGGTGCCAGACGCTGCCAGCCACTCCTGCGCGTATCGGTTGCTGCTCTCAATGCTGGCGTTGCCCCAGCAGGTGTGAGCGCCGTCGCTCAGCACCAGCCTGCTCGGAGTGTGCCAGTGACCGTAGAACAGGAAGTCGAACGGCTGCACTGATAGGTTCCAGCCCTGCGCCCGCTTGGCGATCGCGTAGAACGGGAGCCCGAAGGCGCCGCCCTTGAACTGATCACCGTGCACCAGCATGGCAGTCTTCCCACCCGGGAGATCCAGCACGTCATACCAGTGACGCCCGCCCAGCGTGAGCGACTCTTTCCAGTCCACGCGCTTCTCACCCTTGAGGTGCTCTGCAGCGATGCGGTAGAGGATCGCGTCGGCGTTGCTCTCGTTGGAGTGATCGCCGAAACGCCCCAGCCGCCCGTGGTTGCCGATCGCACCACGCACCGTCACCTTCGGGGCCAGTGCAGCCATGGATCGCACGAACTGCGCCAGCATCCCAGCGCCTTCAAAGATCTGCACGTACAACCCGCCGCGCTCAACCTCATAGGCTTGGCTCGGGAAGATGTTTCCATCTGACTCTACGAAGTCACCCAGCAGCACGCAGGCGATCTCCTTGACGGGTACGCCGTGCAGCTCGATGAGGCGCTGCACCTTCGTGGCGAGCAGCGCGATGCGCGCCTTCGCTACGTCAATGCTGTACGTCTCCGAGTACTTGCCCAACTGCCAGTCACCCAGCAGGATCACCAGCGTCTCGCCGTCGCTCTTTTTGCCCGACGCTTTCGGCGCTGGCACGGGCGGGATCGTGATGCTCAGGGCTGCGTCTTTTGCCGCCTGATAGACGGCTGCCACTAACTCCTCACGGGCAGCGTCACGCTTCGCCAGTTGGCGGAGTGCACGCTTGTGAGCCTCAGTTACTTCGTGGAGTCGCTGCTCCATCTGCAGTTCGTCTGTCATGAGTTGCACGCGCACTCGCCCCGGCGGTGCCTCCCGATCGTCCAGAAACTGACGGTGAAGCCGCGCTTGTCGAGCCATGAGCTGAGCGCCTTGGCGGTGATCGCTGGATCAGCCAGCCCCGCGTGCAGCGTCTCCCAGTCCTTGCCCTCTAGGTGCACTGCGGTCATGCCGCAGGGCGGGCCCTTCCGGGGCTTGCTCAGCGCCCTGAGCTCATCCAGTCCATCCATGTGAGTACCTCCATCTGCTTGCAGCACCTGCATGGGTGCCTGCTCGCAGCCTACACTCTCACCTGTGTCAGGTGTGTGGCGGAGGTTTGTGGCTAGTTTTTCTCCTTGATCCCGAAGGCGGAATTTTTAGGATCCAGATACTTGACCAGCACCTGAAGCCCTGAGGCGAGTCCAGCGGAGACAACCGTACGGAAGTCGCCGCCGTTAATGTCGAGAAGGGGGATGCCCAGCCCAAGGGCGACAGAGATGCTAACCGTGACGAACGTGCGCACGAACTCAATCAGGGCCTCATCGATTCCAGTGTTGTCTTTGATGTACTGGAGGAAGGTCATCATCTTGGCTGGTGCTCCTTTTACCTTGGCAGCCGCAGCCGCTGCACCACTCGCAGCGTTGAACGCCCTCCCAGCCACTGCTCCAAAGTCTACCTTTCCGAGAGCGTCCAGCTGGACGTCCACGGCGCTCGGAGTTTTCGTGGCTGAAGTGGTGGACGCGGTGAGGGGTTGCACCTCACGTGTTGGCTCAGGTGCCACTGCTGGCTCCGCTGCCACTGCTACGCGCGCCCCTGTGATGACTGGTGCTGCCACGGGCTCAGGTACTGCGACGGGCGCAGGCGCCGGGGCTGTTGTTTTCTTCGGATAGGTGACGATGAGCAGCGCCTGATGCACTGCCTTCAGTTTGCGTGCGGTCACCTTCGACTTGGCGATGCTGTGCAGCTGCGACTCACTGACCTGCACTGCGTACTGCTCAGCAGCATCGCGATCGTTGCGAGTCGGGCACGCCCACTGGAACCCGTGGCACTCGCACCACGAAGCAGAAGTCATGTGCCCGTAGCCCGCCTTGACCTTGCTCGGGTCAGTCTTCGTCCAGTAGCGTCGCCAGCCGTCATGCCACTTGCTGATCTTGATCTCAGGTGGGTATCCGATGGGCTGTTGAACCCAAACCATAAGGGCGGCTCCAGCCTTTGCTGCAGTCATCGCGTCATCCCATGACTTGGCGTAGCGCGCTTTACCGCCCAGCACGGCGATCGTCTGGGCGGCTTCTTTCAGTGAGCCCCCGGCGTCGGAGATGCCCTGAACGTCGCGGCGACCTGTCGCCTTCTCGAAGGCTGCGACGCCGTCGGCGGCGCTATAGTCGACCTCATACCCGCTCGCCCACGAAACCGCAGCGGCGCACGATGACCATGTGCAGTCATCTAGGATCTGCTTCGTCCCCTTGAGCTGCGCCTCAGCGTCAGCCCAGAGCTGCGACTTAACGCGGTACCTCATTGACCCTGCTCCGTTTTGACGATGACTGCGACGGCTCGCCCTGCTGCTTCGTATCCGAGCGCGGCGCTGACGGGGAAGCCCTCAGTGACGCCCTCTGCATAGTCGTTGCCGTCGGCTGCGCGCTTCCAGAGCGTGCCCCCGAACGCGCTGTTCGTGTCGTTGGGTACCAGCGCAACCCACTCCCCCGGAGCGGTCACGATCTTCGTCCAGCCCTGCTCGTGGATGTTCTCGATGTGATCAGTCATGGTCACTCCTTGCCCCATCGCAGGGGCCCTGTGGCTGCCCATAAACCCAGCAGCACTAGGATGCAGATGCCGACGAAGTCGCGGGTCGGGCCGTCACTCAGAACGATCCAAGCGATCAGCATGCCAAGCCACGTCCACGAACTGGCGGCGATGTCGAGTGCGATGTCTTTCAAGAGTTTCACTGTCTGCCCTTTCGTGACCCCCCTGATGACGCAGCGCCTCCCGCTGCTGCGCTGGCTGCTGCTACGGCTGCCTGCGCGAGCTGCGTGATGATCACTGCGGGGATGATTGTAGCCGCTGCTTCTTTCCTCTCCGCTGGTGTGAGATCGTGTCCAAGATCTGCGACGAACGCAGCCGCATCTGCGACTGCTGCGACGGCGTCGCCCACGGCTTCGCTCACCGCTTCCGCGATCGCCTCCGCTGCAGCGCCGGGGTCAATCACCAGCGGCTGCTCAGTAGGTGACGGGGATGGATCTGGGGAGGGCTGCGCAGAGGGCTCTGGAAGGCTGGTTTCCGCCACGCTGGGGCTAGGTGAGGGGGATTCTGGTGTCGGAGTCGGGGTTGGCGTGGGCGAAGGCGTAGGGGCTACTGAAGGCGTAGGGCTAGGCTGAGGGCTAGGGCTAGGCTCAGGGCTAGGTTCAGCAGTAGCAGACGGCGAAGGCTCCACGGATGGTGACGGCTCGGGCGTCGGCTCTGGCGTCGGGCTCGGGGACGGTTCAACACTTGGCACCTCAGGGCTGGGCTCCGCGCTCGGAGACGGGCTTGGGGACGGGGTCGGGAGGTCAGACGGGATCGGCTCGGGTGATGCCGTCGGAGGCTCTGGGTCAAGGATTAGCGGGAGGCTGGTGAGCAGCGTGTAGTAGGCGCCCACGGTGAAGGGCGCCTCTGGATGCATGCAGCCTGTGGAGTCACATGGCCCGAAGCGCCCAGCGCGTAGGCGATACGTACCCGGCTGCAAGTCGATGCGGATCAGTGACGCGTATGAGATGCCGTCATCGTCGCTCGCCGTGATGAGTCCACCGTCGGCTGCATAGAGCCAGAGTGCGGAGTCAATGAAGTGACCGCCCTGATCTGGATACGCGCACCAGAGTACGGCTGGGTCATCGCAGAGCTGCGTGCGTGCGGTGAATCTCTGCGGGGCATCCACCACCACGAAGAAGTCCATCGTGCGGTCAACGGTGACAGACTGCTCAGCATCCTGCGCCAGTGCTGGCAGCGTGCAGAACAGCATCGCAGCAGCCAGCAGCGGGATGAGTACGCGCCGCACTACTTGCCCTGAGACTGCAGCCACGCCAGCAGCGCGCCGATACCCCCAACTCCGAAGAAGGCGCCGATCGCCTTCAGCACCGTGAGCCCGCCCTTCATCTGGTCAATCTCTGACTGCAGGCGGTC